GTGTTTCCTTCTGAAGCGCGAGCAACTGCCGTTGCTGCATCTGCAAGATCGATGTGCTTATATTTTGCCAAGTCAGCCGCAAGGGAAAGGTCATCCAGAGCCTTCTTTGGATCCTTGGTTGCAGTTGTGAGATTAGCCAAAGCCTCTTGAGTTTGAGCATTGGTGTAGCCATAGGCTTCCATCGACTTCTGAGCAACACCTATTTGTGAGGAGAATTGATCGAAACTAGATCCAGCATTCTTGAGCGCCGTCTCCAACTTGGCATGACTTTGCTCGAACTTGTCAGCCATTTCAACGCCAAGAACGCCAACACCAACTGCGGCAGCACCAAGACCAAAGAGAGCAGCCTTGCCAAAGCCAGCAAGTTTGTCGAATGAAGATGTTCCTTGCGCTTCAACGGAAGTCATCTCGGTGCGAGCTTCACCCATTGCGGCAGTGAACTGTGAGACATTGGCTTGCAGTTCAACGAAGACTGGTGGAAGCATTGACATCAGTAGAGTCCTCCAGTTCGGGCGATGGCTGCATCCCAGCCCTTTTCATAATTTGCAAGCATTGTTGGTTCAACTGCTTCAACTGCTGGTCTAAAGTAAGGGAACTTGGCTTCCAAAGGTCGCTTCTTCACATTGTTGGGAGCAGCGCCAATTCCAACGCCGCCGACCCAAGTGTTGCCAACAATCCTTGGAGTTGCTGATCCGACTCCAGCATAAAGAACGCCAGTCATCTTTCCTGGAGCGCCAGATCTTGCAGAGTTATGTTGACCAGTTGTGCCTGGCACTTGGTAATTCTTGCCAGTGATTTTATTGGCTCCCTTTTGTGTCCAGCGAGGAGCGCCGCGAAGATTCTTGCGAACAGCAGTTTTCAATTTGTTTTGATTGACTCGAAGAGCAGCCAGGGTTGCTTTGTCCACTCTGGCTTCAATCTCTTCAGTGACAGCCTTGAATTCTTGAACTCCATGCCAGACTGCTGAGATTGCTGTTGGCATCAAGCATCTCCATTCCGCATCTTGTTTTCTGTAACAATGAAAACTTCATCAATCGCAAGAAGCCAGTCTAGCGTTGCCGCCGACTCTTCTTCGAGTTGTGATGGAGTGCAAGCAAGCATCTTGCAGAGCCGATAAATTTTCAGTTGATCAGGTAAAGGTTCCCGAACTGTTCCTCCCTCAAGCGCTCGACCTATGCGTCTGAGGGCTGAGTGGGGGAAGTTGGATCATTGCTCAATCCAAAGTTTGGAACCATAGATGTGACATTCTCTGCTGAAATCTTTTGGAGTAGCGCATAATCTTCCTGGACAAGTTCACCCAATGAATCAATGCTGATTGGCAATTCGAATGACCAAGATTCAACGCGAGCAACAATGAGCAGATCATTCAATTCATAAAATTGATCAACAATTTCCGAATTCATACTTGTTGCAACATCGGCAGGATCTTGATTCAGAGCCGCCTTTGCTTGTCCTCGACCAATAGCCATGAGAGCCTTCTCAATTGGTCGGCGCAACTTGACTGAAACTGCGGCTGGATCCCGAAGGATTGCCCAGCCGCCATTTGCGAGTTCAACTTTTTGTGACATTGTTTTCCCCTGTTCTTAGATTAGAGAGCAGTGTCTGCTGTCTGATAAACGATTGTGAGTGGTTGGTTTGTGCCGTCATCATAAGCCTCATAAGTCATTCCAAGATCGATAACACCAGGTCCTGGAACATTTGGTGTGTCGGCATTGAATTTCGCTGCTGGAATTGTGATGACCAACTTCTCTGATTGACCATTTGCAATCACAGCACCTGTGAATGTGAGAACAATTGCTGTGGTTGTATCAGCAAGATAAGCAGCAAGGAGTGTTGTATCTGTGAACTCTGCTGTCATCTTTCCTGAAATCTTGCGGAAGCCGTTGATGACTTGTTCTGCCTTGATTCCAGCAGATCCAAGATTGTAGCGATCTCCCTTGAGAGTGTTTCCAACTGTTAGTGTGAAATCCTTGATGTTGGCAACTGATGAGCCAGCAACAGTGATTGCACCTTGAGCGAAGTGGAACAAGTTGGAGATTGTTGAATAAGAAGCAGTTGCAAGTGAAGTTGAAGTTGTCAATGAAGCAGCATCAACTGTGAACTTGCCAGTTGCAATTCCGCCGACTGCAACGCCTAATTCGAAGCCTTGAATCTTTGCTCCAGCGATTGACTTTGGAGTAACTGTTCCGCCGTATTGAGGAACGCCTACTTGAGCAGAGAAGGATCGACCATAAGTGTCTCCAAGGGTGAATGTGTAAGAATAAACGCCAGTTGTTGTTGTAACTACTGAAGGCGATGTTCCCATTGCTTGTGCAAGCAGTAATCCAAGCCCACGAGTTGGAAGATCAAGAACGATGTCACCAGTGACATCAGTTGTGGTCACAACGCGGCGCTGAGAGCGTGGAAGTTGTCCACCAGCACGAAGACCCATTCCAACTGCAACCTTCTTGTTGTAGTTGAGGTTCTCTGATGTGAATTCATAAAAGCGAGTGACTGTGACTGGTGTGTTGAATGTTGTTTCGGCTGCAATCCCTAATTGCGAACCAATACCTGAGCCGATTGCCATGTGTTCTCCTAGTTACTGGCAGCAGGGATTGAATCTGCTGGTGAGGTTGGTGGGGTTGAACTTACTGGAGCAACAACAACTTTTGCACCCTTGGCGGATGTCCAATTGTCTGTTTGTTCCAAGAGAGATGCTGCTGCCTCTTCAGAGACTTCAGCACTCTCGCCAGCCTTCACAACAAGATTGTTGAGGGCTGGAATGATTAGATCGCCAAGTGGCGAGATGTTTGTGATTGTTGCCATGTTTTCTCCCTAGATTCTGGACTGATAGGTAATTGTAAAGAGGATCCCGACACCAACGCCATTGGTTGTCTGGCGATAACGAATTTCCGCATTCTCCATTGCTGAAAATTGAACAAGTCCAGCGAAGGAAACATCTGCCCTGATTACTGATTCAACGCTTCCAAGAAGAGCGAAGGCGCGAGTTCTGCGAGCAGAGATGTCAACTGTTCCATCGGCTGACCAAAGGAAACAACTGAGAACGCCATGTTCGAACTTGCTGATTGCTCCGAGTGGTCGGTATTCCTGGCGGATTGATGAGGCTGCAACTTCATCTCCATCAAGATTTCCATCATGACCAATGGCGATTGCATCGCCTGGGTAACTCATGTCAATTTCGATGCCATCGAACACTCGAACACCTGAAAGGGATCCTGCTCCCTGAAGAGCAGCAACCACAGCAGTTGTGAATGCTGGCATTGTTGAGGTTGCCATGAATTATGCCAATCCTGGGAAGGAAGTTGGATCCAAAAGTTCCATCGCTCGGCGAGGCAAAGAATAAGTTGGGGTTGAATAAAGTTCATCACCAGATTGATTTCTGCTCATCACATTGATTGCGCCACGCTGGGTCTGCCATAGATGACGAATGATTTCCAGAACGCCTTGCTTGGCGCTCATTGGAGGATTCTCATACCCTGCAACATAAGTGATGGAAACATTGTTCATGCCTTGTGTCCAGTAGCCATAAGAGTTGGTTGCATAAAGAGTTCCAGAGCCGATGCGATAGAGGCGCTGCCCTGTGTAGTCAAGAACATAGTTTGAGGCTGAAACAGCCAATCCATTTTCAGTCACAGAAGTGATGCTGATTGCTTTTGGATTGCGAATGCGGATGAATTCAGTTCCGCCATCATAAAGTTCATTTGTGAAAGTTCTGCGACCTAATACTTGCCCAACATAAGTTTCAGCAAGATCGGTTGAGGCATCGATGAAGCGGCGAACTTCATTCTCATTTGCGCTCGCGGTTGGAATGTTTAGGAATTCCAAGACTTCATCATAACCAACAATTCCGATGTCATTGATGTCGCGAACTTCAAAGATGTCTGAATAAGCCTGAGACCAGGTTGTTCCAGCAGACCAGGCAATGATGTGCCGACCAACCTGAGTTGGAAGATAGGATGCTGTATAAGTGCCAGTGATTGATGTGGCAGTTGTCACTGAAACATTTGTTGCATCTGGAAGAGTGATGTTGAGTGTGACAGTGCCTGGATTGACTGCCGCGCCTGACGAATCAACAGTGTTCCAGGTCAAATAAACCTTGTCACCGAGATCATAGGAACCAGTTAGCGCCATGATTCACTCCTTGAAATAGTAGGGCATGAGAATTGACTTGCAGGGGTCAAGCCAATCCTCATGCTTGATTTTGTTGAATTGCATGATCGCGCATCGGTGTGTGATGGCGTTCATCCAACCAGAACTGTTTGTGATGAGGAAGAATTGCCCCTGTGTGAGCATGGATCTTGTAGCCCATAGATTTCAAGCGCTTGGAAAATAGAAGATCCTCGCCAAAGTAAGTTCCATTGATTGCGCCTTCAACGAACCAAGCCCAATCCTTGCCTTGATTTGGGGTTGTCTGCTTTTGCATTTCAAGCAGAACATCGCGATGAATAAGAATGCAACCAGTGCCGACAGCATCCACTTCAATGAGTTCATCGATTGGATAACCATCGATTGCTTCCAATCCCTTTTCGGGATCCATTCGATAGATCGTTGGAACTGGTCGAAGCGCATCATCATTGTCGAAGAATGCTGCGAAGACCAAGCCTGAAACAATTGGTCGATCTTTATCGTGAGCCGCATCAACCAACTTGTTGAAATTTTCAATTGACAATCGCTCATCAGAGTCGATCATCAGAAGCCAAGCGGCGTTGGTTGTTTCCAAGAATGTTTTGACAACAAGATTGCGTGAACGAGTAGTCAATCCAATGTTGCCGACTTGAACAAGATTGTGAAAACGCTGGCTCGGATTGATTGCAATGTGAATCAGATCATGAGCAAGCATGGAATTGATTGTGACGTTGTTGACCATTCCGATGCAGACTTTATCTGCATCGGAATGGTCAACAACGGCACAATCAATTC